CGAAATTAAGATTAAACTGGATAAGGACAGCTTACATAGGTTTGACCTTCTTTTGGTCTTTTTTAATTTATGTCCCCTTTAAATAAAATTAACATTGCAGCCTTAAACTGGGAGAGAACTAGAGATCCTAAATATAAAAAGGAATGGTATAATTTAATCAGGAAGTGGTCTGAATCTATCCGAAAAAAACCCAAGCAAATATTAGACTACAAGTGGCCGTTGTTAGGATAAAAAAAGTAAAATCATCGAATTGCATAATTAGAACTAGAGATAGGGCAACATGTAAACCTTTTCTAGGGGAAAAGATGTCGAGAGAGCATGCTACCCTATCGACCTTAGTTATGTCATTGTTCCTCCGATCTGTCTACAATATATATGAAAAACGGATAACGGACAACGAAAAAAGGGCGCTTCAGTCTCCCTCCACGCCCTAAAAGATAACAAGAAATGCGTTATATAACGTGCAGATTGTACAGTATTCGTCTGTCTAGATCAATGAATTCGTCCGTCTAGACCAAAGAAAAATCTACTATATAGATTATCTAGACCCCTATGCACTTTTTTTAATCAGAGGTCAAAAGTGGTGTATCTGGTGTATCTGATGATTATTATTGTTGTATACCAACACTTATAATCGATTTTATGGTGTATCTGATGGTGTATCTGTGGTGTATCTGGATACACCACAATATCAACACTTCCTTGCGTAGTGTAAAAATGTTGACTTGGTATATCTAGTCGGAGGTTAAAATAATCTATATAATAGAAATTGCGATGGGCGGCAAAACTTGGGACGAATAGATCCTAATAACGCCCATCCCGAATTAAATTATGACAGTAGTTATTAAAGGTATAAAATTATTATCGAAGACTAAATTAGGCAGAAAAGCCCTTTCAACAGCCGATAAAGCTGTAAGAAGAGCTGCAAGTAGAAAAAGAGCTAGGCAATCTACTAAATCTGTAGATAAATATAGTATTAAGGCAGGAGCTGCGGGTTCGAAAGGCCCTGTTCCTTTAAAGAAACAATCATTACAGAAAAGCACCTTAAGTGGTAGAACTTATTCAATATCTAATAATAAACTTAGCGCAAAAACAATGCTTGATATAGGCGGTGGTTATGGAACTACTACAACAGCAAGATTTCAAGATGCGGTGAAAGACTTGATTGGTTTGGATAAGCTGAGTATAAGAAAAGCATACAAAAGAGGAAGAGGAAGAAAATAATGAAATCAAGAAAATATTTAGTTGGTGGATTAATAAAAGGCACGGGTGGAAGAGCTATAAAAGCGTTCATAAAATCTGATTTATAT